TTGTCGGCATTATCCTAGGGGCATATTCAACCAGCCTCACACTTTCCACTGTTAAAAGGTTCGGTCTACTATGATTACGATGATTACTGGCATTCCTGGCATGGGTAAAACTTCATTACTCATTCAGATGTTGCTTAAAGAGCTTAACCAAGGTTTTAATACACGCCCGATTTTTGTGATGGGCATACCTGATTTAAAAATTGATCACCTTAAATGCCCACCCATTAAAGAGTGGACAGAGAAGCGTCCAGACCCAGACGACCCTGAGCTAATGCTCGACTATTACTTGTTCCCACCTAAATCAATTCTGATTGTAGACGAGTGTCAACGTGTATTTGGTGCACGTTCTAGCGGTTCAAAAGTGCCGCCCATTGTTGCCGCCTTAAGTACGCACCGCCACACTGGCATCGATATTATTGTCTTAACGCAAAAGCCTTTACTCGTTGATAGCTTCCTGCGTGAGATGGTGCAGCGCCACATCCATATCAAACCGACGATTATGGGGCGCTATCTTTACGAGTGGCCAGAGTTTAACGATGTGAACAACAAGGCTAATTTATCAGAAGCCGCCAAGCGTAAATTCAGCCCACCTAAAGAAGCCTTCCAGTATTACAAATCAGCAGAAGTGCACACTAAAATGCCTAAGCGCTTTCATCAGGTTTACATTTTATTGGCTTTATTGTTCCTAGCGATAGGCTTCTTTGGTTACAAACTTTACAACGGACTTTATAAAAAAGTCACTGGACAAACCCATACGGAGATAGTGAAAAATGAAAAAACAGACGCGGAAAAATATCCCATCAAGAAGTCTACTGAAACCGAGAAGCAACAATCAACCCTTAGTAATACCAATCAACAGCCTGAAGCTACTCAAGCACTCATTCACCCTTATCGCGGCTTTGAGTTTGCTATCAAAGCCGTCATCAAATCAGCCAGATTGAATAAAACATATTTTGAGCTTACCAATGGCACTAAAACCGTTTTTACTGATTCAGACGAGCTTAAGACCCTCGGTTATGCAATTAATCAGCCCAATGACTGTGCCGCCTTCCTACTTTTCAACGGTGCAGAAATAGTCGCAACTTGTAATACTGTAGGCGATTCCAACGCTCGGCAGAGCGGTGAATTCGCCTACAGCTCTACACTTAAAACCAAAACCACAGAGCTAGTCGAACCTCATTACACCCCTCGCCCACTTATTGATGGCTCTGACTTTTCACCATCTCCAAATGGGGCTTAATTGATATCAATATCGCGCCAGGATCTCGCAACCGGTACTAAATTATGATATCAATATTGCGCCAGGTAATTGTGCTGCAGCTCATAAAATGATATCATTTTATTTAACGATCGACCTGGACCTGGTCGAATTATGATATCAATAGGGGGTAAAATTATGCCGAGTTTGCTACTTCGCTACGAAGATGAAATAGAAACTAAAATCGCATCACTTCAAAAGCTATTCACTATCACTACAAAAAATAAGACCATCATAGAAGCTTTAGACAATTATGAAGAGCTTTACAATCAGTACGAAGAGCAACAAGTTAAAATCTCACAATTAACCGCTCAAATAGACAATTTAAAGTTTGTTCTTCTGAATTACAAAAATGCTAGAACTGACCTTTTTGATTTGATAAATGACTTTAAAGGACTTTAAAGGGGATTATTAAGGGGCTCAGCCCCTTGATGTAGACTGACGACCTTACATGCTTTAAAGCCTTATTTCGCGTTACCCGAGTTATGCACCTCTTTAACCTCACTTCGCGCCCTGTAGACTGCTTTTAGAAAGGTTTTTATGAAGAATTTATATTTTAAGTTTATTAATTGCTTATACACTCGCAACAATCGTCACTTAACAATTAAAGGCAAAGAATCCTGTTTGCGCGATGCCGCTTATGCTCTACTTAAATTTAATTTACGACAATTTAAGCTAGAGATGCGAACCTTTAAAAACTGGAAAGATTGATAAAAAAAAGTCGCACCGTATGCGACTTTTTTTTGTGAGTACCGCTAGAAGCCGCTATACATAAGGGCTCATTATACGAAGTAACTAGCTAGCGCTTAAAGCGCGCTCTTCGGTTGAAGAATTCCAACAGACGGCTATCATCAATCCTACCGCCACCGCCATTTTGCAGGAGGACATAAAAGATTTGAAGAATTCTCTTTTCTTCGGGTTCTTTTCTGTTTCTGACGCGATATCCGCCATTATTATGCTCGGGTCGATACCCAGACATTCCCCAATCTTAAAACACGCGTATACGCTCGGCAAACGCTCTCCACGGGCATAAAAATTCAACTCACTCTCTGGAATATCCAATTCAATCGCTAATCTGTAGTTGCTAGTTACATTTAAGCGCTTTTTACACGCTTCAATATATTCTTTTCCGTTCATGGCTGGCACTCGCTTTCTGGTTGATACGGTCAACATTCTTTCAATTTTTCGATTGTACACCTGATTAAAAAGTTCTTGACACTACACACAAATTGTTTGTATGGTTCGCATACGCTCAATTTGTGCGTAAATAAATTTTAAGGACGAATAGATCATGTTGAAAATCGAAGTCAAAACCACCGAAGTCAATGAACGCTCCGGCACCAAAAACAACCGCGACTGGAAAATCCGCACGCAAGAGGCTTACGCCCATATCGTCAACCCCAACGGCACCGCCTCGCCTTACCCTGAAAAAATCCTATTGACCTTACAAAACGGTAATGGCTCACGCCCTGACCAAGCCCCCTACAACGAAGGCACATATTTTCTGCATCCTTCCAGTTGCTATGTTGGTGATTTCAACGCCCTGCGTCTTGGCAATATCAACCTCATGACCGAAGCGCAATTTCGCGCCCAAATTACGGCCATGTTCAACCCACAAAAACAGGCAGCCTAAAAACGCAAAAACGGTGTGGGTGTGTTGTAACACCCACACTTTGTATACCACGGTATCAAAACCCACTTTTTTAAGACGATAAAAATGATTGATTGGATGACCTTAAGAATCAAACTTTCGACCTTCTTGAAGGGTGAGGAACTTATGGAAAAATTCACGGATTTTTTAGGCACGCAATGTACTTACAACAGCAAAGGCGAACTGATACGCGAGAAGTTTGTTTTTGATATTGAAAAACTCCGCAGTGATGAAATTGGTTTGTTCTGGCAAGTCCAGCATAACGGTAAAGAGCATTACTTGCTGATTGCTGGCTCTCCTGCCTCGGTTGAACTTGGCAATAATATTTTTGGCTCCAATGATGTGATGCACTGCGCTAACGTGCTTCACAAACAAGCGCAACTAGGTTTGTCCATGATTCTGCCGCCAGTGCATACATGGCAATGTATGCGGCTAGATTTCAATTACAACTATCTGCTCGATTCCAATGCGCAAGTGAAACAAGCCTTACGCGAACTTAAAAACGGTCACGGCTCACGTCAAAAAATGACAGGTGGACACGGTGATACCCTCGTGATAGGTGCCAGTTCTAACATGATTTCGGGAATCATCTACGACAAAGGCACGCAAGTTAAACAGTTAGTGCAAAAGCTGTTTAAGCAAGGTAAGCCCATTCCTTATGAAACTTGGGAGATTGACATTATTAGCCGCTTACTACGTTTTGAACTGCGTCTTAAGCGCCAATGGTTCGAAAAGTTAGCGCATAAAAAGAATTACGAGCACTTCTTACACAACGATTTAAACGTTAAGCAATCACTGAAAAACTACCGTGATTATTACGAAAACACACAGCCTTGGACTGAACTCACAGAGCAAGATTTGATTGATAAACATTACACATACTTTAAGCCATTCACAGGTGGGATTGGGGTCACTGATATGAGCACACTACTAGACAATTTAAAACAACTTGGACTATCTGAGGGACGCGCTAAAGCCGCCTATCAAACATGGTCACTCATTAAAATCATGGGCTATGAGCAAGCTAAAGCCTCGCTCAATCCTAACACTTTCCGCATTCACAAGTCGCATCTCCTACGCGCTGGATTAACACAAACCGACTTGCAAAATTCCGCATCTGACAATGCAGACGGCAAAGTCTCTTTTTTCAAACGTAAAACGATTGAGCTTGAAACACCAGTTACTAGCTGGTCTCAAGTTTTGAGATTGGTTGCCTAATGTGCTGTCTAGCCCTCTCTGACTGGTTCTACAACGGCCAACAACTCACACACGCCCAAGTAAGACTGTTCTTGCTTGGCCATATGAATTTGTCTACTTCAGACAATCCGCCCCCTACGGTTTAGGGTATTTTGAAAGGCAATATCATGTTTAAAAAAATCTTAGGTTATGTTTTAGCGCCATTGGCTTTAATGTTTGGCTTTGTTCAACAAGTATTAGCCGCACTACCTGCTGGCGTCACTGCCGCAATTGACGAAGCAACCACAGACGGCGTTACATTAGGCGGTCTAATGCTTGCTCTAGCTGTTGCTGTTGGCGTGATCTTCTGGTTGAAACGTAAGGTTTAACTAGCATGGCTGGATGGTTTCATAATGGCATTTGTTATGCTGAACAAGCGCAAGCGATAGATGCACATTTTCAGGCTATCCAGCCCTCTATTATTCAGACAATCAACGACACGCAAATAACACGCTACGTCAAACAATCCACGGGTGAATGGCAACTCGTCAAACAAACTATTAGCCCTTCTGGCTCTGTCACCAATAACTATGCTTTAACTGAATCACAACCGATACAACTGCAATGTGATTCACCAGACGACCATACCACCCAATTTCTAGACGGCATGCAATTAGGCTGGGGCGTAGCTCTCGCTATGATTACCGTTTTCGTCATTCGTAGAAGTTACAGAGGATTCTAAGCAAGCGACAGCTTCGCTGGCGATTGCTCTACCCCTACCAAACAGAAAGGCACTTTATGCAACCTTTAGATATCTACCACTGGGCTGGTTTTTTAATCGTAGTATTACCGGTAATGATTCTATGTCGTTAAGGTCTTTTTTATTTGCACTTTTCATTGCAACCCTTTTGTCCAACACTATTCAAAGCGCAAAAGCAGAAACATACGCGCCTGATTTTAAATATGGTATTAGCGATAAACCTGATAGGCTATCAGACCCTGTTACTGCTTGTCGTTTATTTTGGAATACATCCGAAATACCACAGCTAGCATGGGGCACACAGCCTACCGCCGCGCCATTTAGCTTCAATGGCGACCCAAATTATACTTATCAATGCTCGTTTAAATATACGAACGCTAGTGGCTATCAAGTTACCGCACAGGCAAATCTTTTAAAATTTCCTATATGCAATGCTCCAGCTACTTACAACACAACAACTAAACTTTGTAGTGTATCTTGTCAGGCTGGAACCACATTTAATGCATCAACAAAATCATGTGAAGCGCCGCCGCCCCCATGCAATGCTGGCGATGCTGGCTTCTCTGGTATTCCTCAACCCCCAGGCTCTAGTGCATCCACGCTTACCACTTCAACGATGAACTATTTCGGTTGTAAAAATGGTTGTCTTACTAAACTAGATAATGCTCGTGGTGATTGGTATGGCGGTTCAGATGGCTCAACTTATAACATCTACGGATATAGTAATTTTACAGGTGCAAATTGTTCTGCTAGCCCTTCTAATCCTGTTCCATCCAATGCACCACCAGCTCCCAACATCAAAGACTGTGCAGATTCTGGCAAAAGCTACGGCACTGTGAACGGTGTTGCTGTTTGCGTTCCTGCTGGTACGACTGGTTCCGCTCCTGTCATTCAAAACAAAACAGGTGCTTCATCTACCACGACACCAGCGCCAACCCCAGAAAACCCCAACCCAACCCCTGTCACAACAAAGGAACCTGATTCCGTTGTCATTACTGTTCCACCCTCAGCCACATCAGACGGCACTGTTAAGACCACTCAAACCAACGCAGACGGCTCTCAATCTTCTACCACAGAATCAAAAGAATCGTTTTGCAGTAAAAACCCAACCAATGAACAATGCCAAGCCAAGTCCTTATGTGAAAAAAATCCAGATGCACCCAGTTGTAAAGATATCTGCGAGAAAAAGCCCGATTTACTCATCTGCAAACAAACAGACATTGACCAGCTTTGTGCTGATAAACCTGACCGCTGGGAATGTAAAAAGGCTGAGGATTTAATCGGCAAAAAAGATGATTTGCCCAACGAGGAACTAGGTAAAAAGACAGTTAACGTTGGCGACAATTTCAACTTTAACCCTGTCAACATCCAATCAAATGCGACATGTCCAACACCGCTAACGACTGCTATTGCTGGTGCCACGATTACCGTTTCATTTGACTGGCTTTGTGCTTATGCCTCTGCGTTTAGGCCATTAGTCATGGCGCTGGCCTTTTTCTTTGCTTACGGCATTATCGCCGCCGCTATTCGTGCTGATGCTCAACCATACCAAAGGGGACTTTTCTAAATGTTACAAGCCATGTTTTTGGCGCTTGCCGCCCC